ATACATGAATGATGGAAAACCACCGGCTACGATTAAATATAAAAAAGAAGGAAAGTTTTATCGTGTCTTATCAAGGAACTGGAATGAATGAACGAATCCCAACCGAACACGAAGAGCAACGCGAAGTCGTTAAATGGTTTCGCCAAACGTATGAGAATGTAAGAATTTTTGCCATAGCCAACGGCGAGAAACGATCTATTACGGTGGCCAGTAGATTGAAGGTCGAAGGAGTTAGCCCAGGGGTTCCTGACCTATACGCACCGGAATGGAAACTGTGGATTGAAATGAAGCGCATCAAGGGTGGGTCAGTTAGCGCACCGCAAAAAGATTGGCACAGTTACCTGCGCAGCATTGGCGATACGGTGCTTGTGTGCAAGGGTGCTGATAATGCAAAAGAGCAAATAATAAAGTTTAGGGGGGAAAAATGAACCACAAACTTTTAAGAATGTTAAACGAAGCAGGGTTTGAATTCACGCCAGACATTATGGCCAAGCTGCCAGCGTTTGAAAATTTGGTTTGGTTGGAGCGCGAGGAGTGCGCCAAAGCAATGGATTCATTGGCTGAAAAAGATTTGTACACCAATTATTTTAAAGTGGCCGCTAACGCTATCCGAGAAAGGAGCAATCATGACTAAAGATGACGTTATCTGTATGGCTTCTAAGGCTGGCTTAACTATTGGTACAAACATGTCTGGAATTGCATTAGTAGGTTCACCGGCAGAAATTGGAATCGCGCACATTACTCTTGATGAAATGCACCATTTTGCTGACATAGTCGTAGCAGCAGAGCGCGAAGCGTGTGCGAAGTGGTTTGATAGTGAGGAAGATCGACCTTTCTACGGACGTCATGTTGCCGCAGCTATCCGCACAAGGGGGCAGCATGGAGACTAAATTCTGCACCAGTTGCCAAAGCACTCGCGACTTAGCTGGCGGTGAGTTTCGCAAAACCAGAACAAGTGGCCGCTGGATTTGCCAACCATGTTCGGAGCGTAAAACTGAAAGCATTTATATGAACCGGTCTGGCAAGATTGCTGACGTTAAAACCATTATGGAAAAACTATATAGGGGGACGAAATGAGCGATTACGATATTCATAGTTGCGGGTATTACTGCGATAGATTCGCTTGTGTTTTGAGGCAACGTGACGAGCTAAGAGATAAGCTATTTGAAGAAATCCGAGCGTTTGAAAGGAATACACAAACTTCGGACACAAAACCAGCAGAATCCTCACAATCGTTGTGGCGCAAAAGACAAAGCAATAGTGACGTTAATAGATCACAAGGTCGCATACGAGTCATTAACGAGCCAACGAAGAACATAACTAATGAGAGCCAATTCTTTGAATGGTGGAATGGGGACAAACTTGTGGAGCTATCTGCTTTTAATAAAGGCACTCCACTTTATTGGGCAATACAAGGCTGGGAAGCTGCATTGCGCGAAATGAATAAAGAAACTGAAAAGAATGGTGAGCCATTATGAGATGCGCTAAATGTGAAAAAGAGTTACACGCTTGCGAATGTCAGTGGGTAAAAACCTATTCAGGTGGAGAGCCACATTACACGCAGCCGATAGATGAAGTTAACCAACCAAAGCACTACACCGATGGCGGTATTGAAACGATTGATTTTATTGAAGCTAAAAAATTAGGCTTTAATCTTGGCAATGCAATCAAATACATTAGCCGCGCAGGTAAGAAAGGCAATCGTTTGCAAGACTTACAAAAAGCTCAATGGTATTTAACGAGAGAAATTAAAAACGAGGAAAAAAATTGTGGATAAAGAATATACGCAATCAGAAGCAAAAGCATGGCTTGCTGGATACGATGCAGGTAAAAAATTTGCGAAGAAAGAATGGTTAGGTTTAACTGAAGAAGAAAAGAAAACTATCTACCGAGAAACAGACGCGGGCGATTGGGTTGACCAAGAGGTATTGAACGCTGTCGCTGCAAAATTAAGAGAAAAAAATGCCTAAGAAGAAGGTCGATTTTGATTGGGAAGCAGTCATTAACGGCAACAGGATTGGCATACATCAAGTGTTTGAAAGTATCAAGAATGGCCAAGTAGATGAACAAGAGCTAGAAAAACTGCAAAACTTTGTGCAATTCTCGCTGGCGCTAATGCAGTTATCAGGCCCAACTAAATGGGCGCAAGCGAAGATGAATGCCGAGATGATGAATTACTTGAAAGAAGAGAAATGAATTGCAAAGATTGCGGTGGCCGAACAAATGTAACGTGGACTCAAAAACAGTTAGGTGGCGTCAGACGGTTGCGAAAATGCCACAAATGCGGGTTTTCTGCTTATACCGGTGAAGTATGGTTAGCCTTGTTGCCCCCACCAGAGCCAAAACCTATTTACACTAAAGAAGAAGTTGCAGCAATAAAGAAGCGAGAAGTATCAATCCGAAGAAAAAACGAAGATAGGAGAAACAATGAAAAAACGTAACCACATTAGCGTAAGCGATCATTACATTTACACGCCATCGACAACCGATGTAACGATACGCTGGCGCGCTATCTACAATTGGACGCCACCATCAGAAGACCCAAGATTTATGAAGAAATGGGCTGATTTTAGAATGAGATGCGTCCAAGGCATTGAACAAATAGTCAACAATTAAACGAGGTGAAATCATGAAAAAACTACTGCTATTACTTTTTCTAACAGGATGCTCAACATTCGATATGCCGAATACATCACTAACGGTAGAAAAAGAAGTACAACCAATGAGCCGCAATGAGGTCATTATGGCCATTCAGGATTGCGAATCGAATCGCACCAGAGCAGTCATGATACTGGCCAAGCGGAAGATTTCAGGACGCACATCCGATGTGGTTGTTGATGTAACGTGCGCACCACGACCGTCTTACTATTGATTGTGCGCATAAAAAAAGCCCAGGCAAGGAGCCTGGGCTAAGTCGCTTGGTAGCGACGCGAGAAATTAATTAAGCTGCAATGTCGAACTCAAGCCAAGCATCTTCTTCGTCATCGAAGTATAACCAGACTTCCAGTTCGTCGTTGAAGTAATAAGCATAGCCAGCATCGTCGTACTCAACATCAGTATCTTCAACCCAATCGTCAGACTCTTCGTCGTAATAGCAAAGAACGCCATCTTCGTCGTAAGCAAACTCAAGCTCATCATCTTCCAAAATTACCAAAATTGTAATAGACATAATACCCCCAATAGATGCAGCCCCCACGGCTACAAAGCTATCTTAGCCTATGATTCTTACACTTTAAAGACGTTCCCACGGAAATAAATGATACCTTCTTGCTCATCTAGCACTTCGCAAAGCTCCGGCGGCAACAGCTTGCCTTTGTAGAAAGTAAGCACGGCAAATCCGCTCCTGTGGTTCTTTGGATTATCTTCCGAGTACGTAAACTGTTGGCCGTTAACGTCTGCCAAACTGCCTGTATCGACGCCGTAGGAAGTGCCCAAATAATTTGTCCAGGGGACTACCCGCAAGCTATGAAGGTGCCCAGTTACAAAGCTAGTCCCCGATTTTATCAAATTGTTATGAACAGCGTGAATACCATTATGATAACGGTGTTTTATCATGCAATTACCATTAACCATAAGCGACATACTAAACTTCCAGCGTGGGAAATGATCTGTCAAGTTCATACCCATGATGCCCTTAAAGCCCTCACCTACTTGCGCGCACAACCGAGCATTAAATCTTTGGTCGTGATTTCCCCATAGAAAATGCAGCTTACTGTTAAGCGATGCCGCTTCAATCTCAGATAAGCGCTCTTGACAGGCTTCGAGTTCTTCTTTAACCGATGGAGTGGCTTCCCAAGTGCCGCCAGGTGGATGGCGGCTGATTGATGCACCGTCGAACGCATCGCCATTAATTACAATCATTTTTGGCTTTAGCGTTTCAGCAAACAGCACAAACGCACGATGTGCCGTTGATATGATGTTAGGCCAGTAGTGGCAATCTGATGCCACCATAATCGTGCCGCTGTCTAACTCAACATTAACGCGCACACCGTTTTCAGGTATCGAAATCTTAAAATCAGGACTGCGCGAGCTTGCTGCATTTAGAATAGTGCCATGATTTTTCTCTATTTTACGACGCCGCGCATTTATGCCACGCACCGATATCCCTGTCTCATTAGCCATATCGGTTACAGATTGCAGCCGACGCCATGTAGCAATAAAATCATCATCCGATATTTTAGTAGCCATCAGTTCACCTTGCGTATGAATTCGCCGCACCAATCAGCGCGAGCGGTAACAGGTATGCAACTATCGTAACCATCTTCCGCTTCAATAATCATGGGAGGATAGCGCCTACAAAAGCCCAGTTCTTCCTTTGGTTCGCACATAAAAAAAGCGCACGAAACGCACGCTGGCATACAATCGGCGGGGATTGATTTTTTAGGCATTTCTGATGTATATCATATATTTATTAATATAATGTTACAAATTACATTAGATAGATAGCGCGTTCGTCTTTGCGTCGATTCTCAAGACCACGTAAAACTTTTCCGGCGGCCTTTGTGTATTTCAGAAACTCATCAGCAGCGCCTTGGTAGTCGCCTCGGTTATGCTTTTGACGCAGGGTTGATCGTTGCAGGGTGCCTAACCCTAGATTGAAACTAAAACTTACCAAAGCATCAAGCCAGCCTTGATTATTAACACTACTAGGGCAATAGCGCAAAACTCCCGCAACAAAACGATCAAGGTCTTTTTGAAGAATGGCATCAACTTCCTCCATCGTAAACGTGCGGTTCCACTCAGCAGGACAAGGTAGGAACTTCCTATCATCTACCGACAATTTCGTATGATTAGGGTCAATTACATGCCCCACGCCAATCGTCCATAATAGCGCTGGACAGCGGTAAGGTTTAACCCTTACCCCTTCGTGATGCTTAATCATTTCAAGCGCTTTATGACTTATCATTTGCCAAACGCCCGACCGCCAAAGTGAAACGCAATAATCGAAGCGAATAACGCTTGAGTTTCGTTATCCCAAAGTTGTTCAGCTAACTGAACAAAATCCACGCCTGTCGTCAGACCTTTGTAAGCGATCACGGCGTCAATACCTACTAACAAGAAAAAGAAACCATACGTAATCACAGGGCGCACACTAGCGCGAAGGTCTTTCATCCACTTAGATGTGCCTTCGTTTAGGCTAGTGTCGTGGGCGTAAATTGCATTCATCTCCGCAGCTTGTGCGTCGATTAGCGATACTTTCTCCGCAGATTGTGTCTGAGTTCTGATCTCGTCTAGCTTAATGGCTTCTATTTTTTCTTGCGCAATAAAACCAGCGGCGGCTAGTTGCAGCTCGCGCTCAGTTTGCATTTGAGCTAATTTTAGCTCATGGGATTTGTCTGATCTATCTTGAAAGAAATCGAGTAACTTAGGTAAGCCACCCATTAAGAACGAAACGAAAGTCGAAAAGATTGTAAGCATTATTCACTCCGTATATCTAAAAGTATTTTAGTGCGCAACTCGCGCATTTTTCTTGCCTCTTCCATCGCCATTGCTGTAGCGTTGTTCATATCCATGTAAGCAATGCCCAGCACAGGCAAAACTAGCACTAGCACAATACACAGTACCAGTACGGTAATGAGTAAAGACCACGGAATGTCTGGCTCGTTCTTATCAGTATCATTACCCATAGGAACCACAATATTATGAATACGACCGCGAGAATTGACGTCATCTGCTCCGCGATTTTTCTTTTTATATTTGCCCGACGCCATTGAGCCACCTGTTGCTTATATACTTCTTGGCGCTGTACTTCAGCGCGTTCCTCTTTAATCCTGTCCCGCATTACTTCAAATTCTGACCAGATCGCTCCCAACTCTTTTGGTGCTTGATATACCATCATTTCACGCAGCTCAGTCTCTAGCCGTATCATTTCTTTCTGCGCCAAGATACGGTTAAACGCTTCTTGGTTTACAGACAGTTCTGGATCGCGGGACTTCTTTGCTCTTAACTCTTCCTCATGAACATGTTTTTCAAGAGCCTCATGCGATTTGAAAAAACTACCGAGATGCGTACTAATGTCGGCGACAACATCTTTGGCTTGGCCGTAAACGTCCACCAACTCCATACCTTGAGCTTTATACTCTTGGTACATTTCACAACCTTTTCGTATAGCGGCAGCAGCAGTTTTTGCAGCAGCAAGAATGGTGATTGGATCAATGATCTATCTTTCTTAAAATTTAGTCGCCTAATATTCCTGTGGCTGTACCTGTAGCCGCTGCACCAGATAAAAGTCCAACTGGTCGGCGCTGAGTCCTTGTCTGTAATTCTTGCAAAATGGCGCGCTGCTCATCAGGGTTAGACGTAAATAAACGCTTTTGCAATGCTTCGGATGACTCAGAGCTGATGCCTTTTGCTCTAGAAAACAACGTACTGGCTAACGCTCTAGTTGTACCAAGCAAATCACCACGCGCAGCATTCTGAGCAATTTGCGCAATCTCATTAGCGTTTTGCTGAGTAGCCAAGCGCTCGGCAGTTGGTGAGCCACCAATAACTTTTTTGGCAGTTTTGCCTTGCTCATCAATTGCTTTGATGAACTGAGAGAATTCGTTGTATTTGCTTTGATCTTCAAAAGCTAATCTAACTAATCCCTTTTGATTGTCGCTTTTAAATACTTGGCGAGTAAAATCACCGCCTTTAAAATCGCCAGCACGGTTATTAATATCGGCCATCATACCCATGCGGAATGATTCTTTTTGTGCAGGGTTAAATTCTTTAATCTTTGCGGCGGCTTCTTTAACAT